AGCGTTCTTTATTTTCATAGAGGAACATCATTGTCGAAGTTTTCTTCAGTAAAACCAACCTTAGTAGCAGCTACTACTGGAGTTGGTTCTTCACCAAAGACAAAGGCCTCAAACTGTTTAGCTACAGCAATGACATCCTCTACGGATGCTTTAGATCCCTTAAGATTAATAGCATTAGATAAGCTTGACTGACGAACAATGTAACGTTGAGTATCCATGTTTCCCTTGGCACCTTGGTAAGAAGAGGATTGTGTTGTCTGTGGAGTTGATGAACTGGTAGATGGTGCGCTGGTAGTCCCATCGGACTTTTTTGCAGCAGTCCATGTCCAGTACTCTCCTTCCTTTACCAAGCTAATGTCCCAAGCTTCACCCGATTGAGCAGCTACAAGTGAATCAAAGTAGGTGTACTGGCTGTAGAAGAAACAGATACAGAACAATCCTTTGATATTACAACTAAACAAAACGCACCAAGTACAAGGGAGGTTCAATGAGCCTAGATCCAGTAACAGCAGTACTAACGGTGGGTGGTAAACTAATTGATCGGCTTTGGCCTGATCCAACAGTAGCTACAGTGGCCAAGCTGGAACTGATCAAGCTACAACAATCAGGAGAATTAAGTGCTATTGCAGGACAGTTGGAAATTAACAAGATCGAAGCTGCAAACCCTAGTATCTTTGTATCAGGATGGCGGCCTCTTATTGGGTGGATATGTGGTGTTGCTCTCTTGTATAGCTTCTTGGGGCAGCCTTTACTTTCTTGGGCAAGTCTTAACTTTGGATACCAACAGCCACCTAATCTTGACATGGGTACTCTTATTACTCTTCTGGCTGGTATGCTTGGGCTATCTGGCTTACGAACAGCTGAGAAAATCAACGGAGTAGGTCGGAAATAATATGGAAGCCCTCATTGATGCTGACCTTATAGCTTACCGCTGTGCAGCTACTTGTGAGGAAATGGATACAGCTGAAACAGCTATTGCTAGATGCCACTACTTAACTGAGACCATCTTGCATAGCACACAAGCTGTAAACTATACACTCTTCCTGACCGGATCTGATAACTTTAGAAAGACTATTAACCCAGAGTACAAAGCTAATCGTAAGGACAAGCCCAGACCCAAGTGGCTACAAGCTTGTCGAGAAGCTCTTGTACTTGAGTGGCAAGCTGTGGTTACAGAAGGCATTGAAGCTGATGATGCTATGGGTATTGCTCAGTGTGGGGCTACCCATGACGAGACAGTTATCTGTAGCTTAGATAAAGATATGCTGATGATTCCAGGTAAGCACTACAACTGGGTTAAGGACGAGTTCACAGAAGTAACCTCTGAGTCTGGTCTTAAACACTTCTGGAAGCAGATGCTTATAGGTGACGTAGCGGATAACATACAGGGGATCAGAGGTCTCGGTGCTGTTAAAGCTTCTAAACTTATAGATCCTATCTACACAGATTCATTGAAGGAACTAGATGATACGTTATATAAACTGGTCTTTGATCTTTACTCTGATGTTCATCGTTTTAATGTCAACGCTAAGTGTCTATGGATACAACGTAGTCAAGGCGACATATGGTTAAGCCCAGAAGAAAGACAACACGCGGAGTTGCTAAAGACCACGGATATAGAAGTGGCTTCGAGCATACCTTTGCTAAACTCTTACAAACAAACGGACTTACAGCTGGATATGAAGTAGACAAAGTTAAGTATGTTCAACCCGCACAGAATAGAACATACACACCGGATTGGACAATACGAGATGGAGTATACATTGAAACGAAAGGCCGCTTCACAGGAGCCGACAGAAAGAAAATGCTTTGGTTGCGAGAATCAAATCCCGACCTGGTTGTTTATCTGTTGTTCATGCGAAGCTCAGTTACACTAACGAAAACATCTAAGACAACCTATGGGCAATGGTGTGATAAAAACAACATCCCCTGGGCCGACATCAAAGATGAAGAAACATGGAAGGAATGGTTCCAATGATTAATAGAAATGAAAAGTACACCTTTACCTATACAGACAATGATGGTATCACCAATAGTCTTACTATAGAAAAAGATATGTTTACTTGGATGGAGCTTATCCGAGAGTTTCACTTCTTTCTTAAAGGTCGTGGTTACATCTTTGCTGAAGGTAAGATCTTTACTCTAAAGAAAGGTGAGTATGAGTACTAATGACATTACCGGAGATAAACTAATCTCTAAACCAAGTACCGAATATGGTAAAGGTTATGATTTAATTTGGGGAAAGGACAGACAACTTGAGCAAGATATTCGTAATACCCGATGCACAGGTGAGACCAGGGAGCGAGACGACACACCTTGTTGCAGCGGGCAAGTATGCAGTGGAGAAAAAGCCTGACACCATAGTGTGCTTGGGTGACTGGGCAGACATGCCTTCCCTATCAAGCTATGATGTAGGTAAGAAGAGCTTTGAAGGTCGTCGCTATATGGATGACATCAATGCTGCTAAAGAAGCTATGCGTCTGTTCCTTGAGCCTATTCGTAATGAACAGCGTCGATTGATTCGTAACAAAGAGAAGCAGTGGAACCCACGATTAGTTATGACTCTTGGTAACCATGAAGCTAGGATCAACAGAGCTGTAGAAGAGGATCGTAAACTAGAAGGATTGGTTAAGATTGAGGACCTTGGTTATGAAGAGTTTGGTTGGGAGGTCTATCCTTTCCTTGAGCCAGTTGCTATTGATGGTGTTGTTTTCTGTCATTACTTTACTAGCGGTGTTATGGGTCGTCCTGTTACTAGTGCTTCTGCACTTATTTCAAAGAAGCATCAGTCTTGTATCGCTGGGCACCAGCAAGGTCGCCAGGTTGCGTATGGTTCGAAGGCAGATGGATCAACCCTGACATCCATGATCATTGGTAGCTTCTATAGCCATGATGAAGATTACTTGGGTCACCAAGGAAACAAGCATTATCGTGGTGCTGTGATGTTGCATGAGGTTAAGGATGGCTCCTTTGATGAGATGTTCCTGAGCTTAGATTATTTGATTGGAAAGTATAAGAATGACTAAACAGTATCGAGATCCATACGAACAGGTAGAAGCAGACTATTCTGATGACACTTATGTTCTTCAATTCTTAAAGGAGGTCTTTCCTTTGCACTCAACAGAGTACTACCCACCTGGGCACCACCGTGTAAAAACAAAACAAGAACCCGCTCCACCCACACAGAAAGAATGGAGTATTGTTGCTAGTAAACCACCTGGTTTAGATAAGAAGCAAGGTTACTATGATGTGGGTGGTATTGAGGTGATTGATTACATCAAAGCAAAGCTAACACCTGAACAGTACAAAGGATACCTCTTAGGTAATATCTATAAGTACAGTGGTCGTATGCAGTACAAAGGTGAGGAAACAAAGGATATTCTTAAGTTGAATGAGTATACACACTGGCTGAAAGAGTTCCATGAATCTAACGCTTGAAGAGATCAAAGAGGATCTAAAACAACTAGATGAACTAACTCTTCTTGAGAAGTTAGACATTACATCTGAAGAGATTGTGGAGGTATTTCTTCCCCTTATCTCAGAAGATAAATACAACCAACTAGTAAGGGAGTATGAAGATGGCGAGTAAAGAAGAACCTATCCCTGGTTTACGAGACTTTATAGCAGTAAGTGCCTTGTCTATGTTGAGTAATCCATACTATGACGGAGTCCCTAACTGGGAGATAGCTCAGTTCTGTTATGGTCTTGCAGATGCTATGTTAATTGAAAGGGAAAAGATTAATGCCACTACCAAGTAGTTACCAGCAGGTCATTGCGACGAGTCGGTATGCTCGTTACAATGAAGAATTAAAACGAAGAGAAACGTGGGAAGAGACTGTAGATCGTCTCATTACCTTCATCTCTAAGAAAGTACCAGAGGAAAACAAAGCTGTTCTAGAAGACATTAGACAAGCTGTTCTTAACTTGGAAGTAATGCCAAGCATGCGCCTGCTAATGACAGCAGGTGAAGCAGCTGAACGAGACAACATTGCTCTGTACAACTGTAGTTACCTGGCTGTGAATAACAAACGTGCCTTTAGTGAGGCCTTGTATATTCTTATGAACGGTACTGGGGTTGGGTTCAGTTGTGAACGTCAGGAGATTGCTAAGTTACCAGAAGTGCCAGCTACTATAAAGGAATCGGATGATACAATCGTTGTCGGAGACAGTAAACTTGGCTGGGCAAAGGCCTTCAAGAAGCTCATCAGCTCACTGTATGACGGAGATGTACCCCACATCGACTACTCCCAGGTTCGACCAGCGGGAGCAAGGCTTAAGACGTTTGGTGGAAGGGCTTCCGGTCCTGGGCCTCTTAAAGCACTCTTCGAATACACAATAGAGACTTTCAGGAACTCAGTAGGACGTAGGTTAAACAGCTTGGAAGTACACGACATCATGTGTAAGATTGGTGAGATCGTAGTAGTAGGTGGAGTAAGACGTTCAGCGTTAATCTCCCTATCTAACTTGACTGATCGACGTATGCGTGAGGCTAAAATGGGTGCTTGGTGGGAAGAGAACAGCCAACGAGCACTTGCTAATAACTCTATTGCATATACGGAGACACCAGATGCCACAGCTTTCATGGAAGAATGGTTAGCTCTTATCAAGAGTAAGTCAGGTGAACGTGGTCTCTTCAGTAGGGTGGCTAGCCAAAAACAAGCAGCTCTATGGGGAAGACGAGACCCAACACTTAATTACGGGACTAATCCGTGCAGTGAAATTATCTTACGAGATAAACAGTTCTGTAATCTTAGCGAAGTATGTGTCCGAGCAACAGACACGTATGAAGATCTAAAGCGTAAGATTGGTTTAGCCAGTATCCTAGGTACAATACAATCCACATTCACAGACTTTCATTTCATTGGACAAGACTGGAAACAGAACACAGAAGAAGAGCGACTGCTAGGTGTGAGTCTTACTGGTATTATGGATCATAGCTTCTTGAATGGTTCTAAACCAGTCTACCAATATCCAACACATGGTAATGACTATACACTACCTGACATGCTAGAGGAGTTACGAGATCATGCTAGAGATACTAACGAACATTGGGCAGCTAGTCTTGGAATACCTCCTAGTGCCGCAATCAGCTGCGTTAAACCTAGTGGGACTGTCAGTCAGTTATGTGATACTGCAAGTGGGATTCACCCTAGGTATAGTGCTTACTACGTAAGAACAATTAGACAGGATAAGAAAGATCCTTTAACGAGGTTTTTAATTGAGCAAGGTATCCCGTACGAAGATTGTGTACATAAGCCAGAGTCCACTGGAATCTTTAGTTTTCCAGTTGCAGCCCCAGCTGGCGCAGTTACTAGAGACGATAGATCTGCAATTGAACAGCTTGGATTATGGCTCATCTATCAGCGACACTGGTGTGAACATAAGCCTAGTATTACAGTGTACGTTAGAGAATCCGAGTGGGTGGCTGTCGGTGCCTGGGTCTATGAGCACTTTGATGAAGTAAGTGGTATCAGCTTCCTTCCACACAGTGATCATACCTATCAACAAGCACCTTATCAAGAGATAACAAAGGAACAATACGATGTTCTGGTTAGCAATATGCCTACTACTATTGATTTTTCTGGGTTCCAGGAGGAAAGTGACAACACAACAAGCAGTCAAACACTTGCCTGTGTCGGAGGCACCTGCGACATTATCTAAGTGTGTTCAACAGTGTAAGTTAGACAAGACTAGTCAGACTTGTGTAGCTTGCAAGAGACATATCAATGAAATAATAGAAACCGGAAGGAACCACAAACGACAATGTTAATTATCTTTGAATTAATTGTAGGAGTGTCCGTTGGTTTGGAGTACTTTGATGATGGAGATGCTTGGATTATTAGTCTAGGCATTATCAGAGTCATTATACTTCCAAAGGGCCAGGAAGAGTAGGCAAAATAAAAGGGACCTATAAAGTCCCTTTTGTTGTTTCTATTTAATACAAATTGTAATAGGCTCTTTAGTATCAGATAACTTAGTAAGTAACTTTTGGTAAGCTACTCGACTATTGGTAATCAAGTTACCTGCAGTCCATGTATCTCCAACAAGAAGACATCCCTCAGTATCTAAACTAGTATTACCACTGTGTATACGAATGCCCTCAAATCCAGGAACATTTATTACCTGTGGCATTATTCGTTTATACTTAGGACTATAATTTAATAACACAGTGTATTCACCCACAGGTATAGCTGTTTTCCCATAGACTTTCTCGTCGGTTCTAACAACATCCTCTAAAACAAAACACTGATAAATACCATCCACAAACAACCGTCCCACTGTATAGTCAGTTCCATACTCAAATCTTTGTAGTTCTAATTTCATTTCAAATGATCCTTAAAGGATTGCCATAATAGGGCAGCTAGTCCAACAAGAACACTCCACAATAAAGCTGTAAGCGTCTTCTCTATAATAGCCATGTGTAGTTTCTCTAGCCTAGCCTCTCTAGCCAAAGCCCTTCTAATATACTCATGCTCAGCTTCATGGTCTTGAGTAAGTTTAGATCCTAAGACAGCCACAGATTCCTCTAGTCTATCTAGTTTACCTTCTACCCTCTCACAATCCTGCATTGTTGGATGTTCAGAGCATTCATGTTGGTCAGAGGCACGACGGTTATATTCAATAGTCATAATATTATGGGGTAGTAATTAATAGTTGAAACTCACAGGATACTGTAGCAGACCCAGCAGCTATCTTACCAATAA